CATTGTATCCAAGACAGTTATAAACCTTGGCTACAAGCCCTGCAGAGGCTGCGTGAGCCTTATCTACCAACAAGACAAGCGGGGATAAGGCTAAGATCAATACAAGGGCTACACGCAACAATCTTTTTAGTATTTTTAACTCCATCTTTAGTCTGTGGTGGTGACTAATAGTTTTATTATACCATTTTAAGCAACAAAAAAGGGAGCCAAGTTAATGACTCCCCTTAGTGTTGGATTATTTATGCTTTTATTTTATTTTGAATCTTTATAACAAGTTTTGTAAGTGAAGTAATTTGCTTTTTAAGTGAAGCAATTAGTGTTGCAACTTGTGCAGAAAGTACTGCTACTGCATCAACTGCAGCCTGTGCAGCCTTTGTAGCATCATCTGCAGCCTTTACAGCAGACAAAGCAGCATCAGTTGCTTCTTTAGCAGCCTTTGCAGCATCTTCTGAAGCCTTGGTTGCAGCCTTTGCTGCTTCGTTAGAAACAACTGCTGATGCAGTTGCTACAACTTGACCTGCTAATGGAAGAGATGATCCACCAGTTGCAGTAATTGTTATAGTGTTTTCTGTCAATGGCATAAATACTTTGTATGACTTAGCCGTTGATGTATCTGTTGTTACAGACACCCCAGTAAGGACATCGGAAGATCCACCAAATGCATATGTTGAAGTAATTCCACCTGTTGCAAATAGGTTTGCGTGTGTCTTTGCAGACAATGGAAGACCTGCTGCATCAACTGGTGTTACAGTAATTGTTGCTGCTTCTCCTGGAACATATTGCGCTTTATCAAAAGCAATCTTTACAGATGCTACAGATCCTTCTACACGGGTAGACACTGGAGCAGAAACAATAGTTCCTGACTTTACAGTAACTGCAACTCCGCCAGATTTAACTCCAGTAAGAGTAAATACTGCTTCTCCATTTACGATTGTTGCTGCTGTTCCTGAATCAGATACTGTAGCAATGTCGCTTGAATAAGCATAGAGTGTTCCTGCACCAACTGTTACGCCAGAGGCATCTTTTGCAACAGCCTTAACTGTTGTTGTGTTTGCACCTACTGCAATAACAGACTTAACTGATGTTGCTACGATTGTTGCAATGTCTCCATAGAATGTTACTTTCTCTGTAGCAATAACTGTTCCTGTAAGAGTAGTAAGGGTAATTGTTCCAACTCCTGCTGTACCGTCAGCAAATACGCCAATGTAGTTTCCTGTTGGAATTACAATTGAACGACCTGCTGCTGACATAGTTGTAGCATTTGATCCATAACCAATAAGACCCGATCCTGATACAGTTGCAAGGATTGACTCTGTAGCGTTTCCACCAGCAGAGTTCTTAGGTGTAAAAACAATAACTGCTGCTGCATCTGCTGAGGTTGCCTTTGGAGCATAGACTACAGCATCTACTGTTGCACTTGTTACTTCACCAGCATTAAGGATAGATGTTGTAGTTGAGGCAGATGGAGTTAGATCCGCTGCCTTAACTGTTACTGTCCATGAAACTGCTGGTCCATTGATTGGACTTGTTGTTAGAACCTTTACATCATAAGTACCTGCAACTGTTGGGGCATTTAATGTCACCAAAAACTTTGCTGTTACATATGTTGGGGTGTTAATTGTTGAATTAATGTTTGCTGAAACATTGCTGCCTGCAATTACTACTGAGGCTGTTGCTGTTTCAACAAGTAATAGGGTTGCAGACTTTGCTGAACCTGTTGGTTGAGAAAACACAGCAGAGATAATTGTTGCTGTATCGGCTATTGTTTCTGAAATAAATGACAATGTTACAACTGCTGTTGCAGACTCACCTGAAGTTACAGCATCTGTTGCTGAATCAATAGTTAAAGTTGGTGCATTTACAGCAGCACTTGTCGGCAGTGCTGACATAACGCCAAAAGACATCGCTGCAGCAAGTCCTAGGGCAATTTTCTTGAATGAATTCATTTTTCTCCTTGTTAGTTTGTTTATATTAAATTGAACCTGTCTAGGAAATTTTTAACATCGTTAGGCATTTCCCTATTATCCAAGTCTATCATACCCTCTTGCTTTTGTGCAAGCCGAGTTGAAGAACTCCAAGTATGGACATCTATCTCAGTATTATTAGTCTTAGGTGTATGAGATATTGCACCAAAAACTGCTCCGCAAAGAGCATCTGCTAAGTCTTTAGATTTTTTTCTAGGGTGATCTACACGATTGCCTTTCATAATCTTTAACTCAGACATTTCTTCTAGCAATATAGGGATCATGGGGATTGCCACACGCTCCTCATAAATCATCATTGCTAAATCCTCGTAGTGTTTTTTTGCAACAGAAACCGTTTCAGTTCTTATTCCTACTGCTTGTAATTCGTTTTGAATGTCAAAAGACTGCCAACGGTCAAATGAAACCATGCCAAGGTTAAACCCTTGTCTACGTAGATTCATAATCCATTGCTTTACCTCTGATAAATTTACTGGTCCTTCTGATCTTGGTTCCCACCATGCTACTGCATCTACTACTACGATGGGTGCTACCTGTTCATAATCCTTGATTACTTGAATATTTACCCAACGATCTACGTGAGCAATAGCAACTGCACACTTATCGTGTTTTTGTGCAAGGTCTGCGTGTATGTAATATATTTTATCTGGGTCTGGTTTAAAAGATTCATCAAACCTTCTAAAACTATCTAAGGGGTTTCTAAGTGTCATAACCTTTTCTAGTTTAAGCCTGTCTTTAAAGAACGCATCAGATGAATAGGTTGCCATGCAAGCAAAACGCATCATTGCATCTGCAAGGTCTGTATAGAAAGCAATCTTAAAGTCTTCTATCTTACGTGTTGGATTTACTTCCCAAGTTGGTTTTTTAAATGCTAATACCTTTGGTATTTTGTATGAAATTATTATGTCTTCGTCCCAGGATATTTCAAATTGATTTCCAGGATCATCGTGTGGTAATTCCTCATTTATGATAAACGTATGTTTTCTTTCAATTGTTTCTTTTTCTGCAATAACAGATTCATATTTTTGAGTTATATAGTCTCCTTGATATCTTGGGAATGATAGTAGTGCTACCTTTCCAAGATCAGGAAAACGAGAGTCTACACTACCACGAAATGCTTTGTATATATTTTCTGCAGTCTTTCCTTGGTCATTGCCAGTTCCAACTTCAGATGAAAACCCTGAAATTTCATCAAGTACTGCCATAAAAAGGTTTAAACCTTCATGAGACTCACGCTCTGAGTGACCAGAGTAAACTGTAATTGACTTATCAAATTCAACTGAATCTGCTTTTGGATTATACTTTCCAGCAAACCAAGGGGACCTTTCAATCTTAGTTTTAAAACCTTTAAAGAAAACATTCTTTGCTTGTTGAGCGTTAATAGCAACGTTAATAATATCAATAGCATCTCCTGCAGGCTTGCCATAATACACTGCTGGGTCCTTTAGACATAGCATCTTGTACACTACATATGCGCATGCTACTGTAGATACGAAGTCTTTTCCGCTACCCTTGCCTAATTGCAGAATGATTTCATTCTTGGTAAATTTTTTATAGTATGCATCTCCTGCAACATCACCCATAATACCTCTAAGATCTTCTTGACGATATATCTGGCTCATTGCTTCTACTATGTCGTATTGAATTTGTGAGAGGGGTGGCTGCCCAAGATACTCTGGTGATTCAACAAATGTCTTTGCATCAACAGGTTTTTCAACAAAATGATTTTCTTTAAGTACTTCAAAGAAATCATTGAACATCGTGGACAACTGTAAGTACCTCGCCCTCTTTTGCAATTGCAGAAAGGCGACGCATAATAATGTCTCTAACTTCTGGGTGAGAAGATGCAATATCCCTAAGAATTCCTACAAGTACTTCTTGTCTACGCTCAATCTCAACCATCTCTTCTGCAAGTTCTTTATTTTCAAGAAGACCAGCCTTCTGTAGCATATCAATTCTTTTAGATTCAATATCCATAACAAGTTTGATTCCAGCAGTTTTTGCACTAAGATTGCTAGTCATCGATGCTTCATCAATAACTTCATATGACTTTAAAATAAGTTTGCTGTAGTGTGCGTCAGCACCAGCCAGTGCATCTTTAGCACGAGCACGAATAGCAATGTTGTTGGATGTTTTTTCTTTCCACTCATCAATAAAAGCAACTACACGAACTCTTGGTACTGCTAATTCTTTTGAGATTTGAGTTGGATCACTGCCCTTTAGGTATTCTCCAACAACAGTATTCATCATGTCAAGATGCTTGACCATCTCTTCTTCAGTTGACATTATATTTGCCATCTAATCTATTAATTTCATCTTTGATATAAAAAATTGCCTTTTCAAGGTCTTGAATTGTTTTTGCTTCATCTTTAAGTCCTGCTCTCCACAAATACTTAAAAGCATTTCCAATATTATAATTTCGATGTCTAGTAATTTGAATTGCTTCTATACCACTTGGATCAGAGGTGTAGTGAAGTGGGTGATTAACCTGATCAACGGTAATCTTTAACTCTGTATGATCACTCACTGGACTCATCCTCTTCCCAATCAAATGCCTCTGGCATGCCCTTTAGCGCAGTCATAACAAATGTTATACCAACTGCTCCAGCAACTCCGATAGCGATTAAAAGTTTTTGACTTTTTTTCATCGTTTTGACTTCCTTAATCCAAATTTAGCAAGGTAGACATAGACTGTTTCCACAGTACACCCACACTCTTTTGCAATCTCTTCTGGAGTCTTTTTATCCATAACATAGCGTTTACGCATAAAAGTCTCACTTGTATATAGTTTACCAGTCATAATGTTATTTGTCAACCCCAATCGCCTTGATCCAATTGTTTACAGCCCAATGACCAATACCGCAAGCATCAGCCACATCATTATCTGCAACCACTCTTTTATATTCAAATTCCATAAAATCTATAGTCCTTTGCTTCCGAAGGTTTCTTTCATATGTTTTATACCAAGAAACAGACTTGCCAGGATTTCTAGCAATGATGATTGCTTTTTCTTCTTTAGATATTTTTTTATTACCAATGTAGTTTTGCCAAGTGATAGGAGATACCTT